AGAAAATCTATTATTTTTTGAAACAGATAATTTAACAACTTGTTCCCAGAAGTTTGGAGAGTTGGGGTATTGAGATCTCTCGATCTCAGTATCTCACTCTCCCCTGATCTTTCGATCATATTTGAGTGGAGTAGTTCGTTTCTATTTTAATTTCTTTAACTGAACCAGTAATGGTTTCAGTAGAGATGATCTAGATCTAGCTATGACCTCATTTGGTCGTATAGGTTGAAGTCCTTTCATATTAGGCACTGGTCTTATAGGATCAGATTCTAATGAAAGGGAAGCTTCAAACCCGGACGGTAACTCTCGGACATTGACTAAGGTTTCAAAGTTTAACTTTGTATTCCGGTCAAGTGCCGATATAATAGGAAGATATTCCCTATGAGTTACTGAGATCAGGCTTCAAGGAATAAGAAATAGAAGAGTACTTAATAAACCTTGTATAGCAAAGCTATATTTTTGTTTTTTAGATACTAATCTATCTATTTCCCTTTCTCTAATCTCAATAATAGCGTTTAAAAGCGCTTTATCGATTTTAGAGACATCATCAATCTGACATGCTTCCCAGGCCAAGACTTTTAAATCTTGAACTTGAACCATGAAAGGTTTCGATGATGTGGGTAATAGGGAAAATTGTCTGTATTTCTTCAAAAGATAATTAGAAAATCTATTATTTTTTGAAACAGATAATTTAACAACTTGTTCCCAGAAGTTTGGAGAGTTGCTCTGTATGAATAGAGGAAGAAATCCTCTTTCACGAGCAGACTCCAGTCCCTGCGTAAAGAGAGAGTATATTCCTATACTCTCTACTAATGCAGTGATTGGGAACTGAGTTATTTCAGAACCTTTGTAAGAGAATCTCTTGGCAAATTCAAATAGGTTTACACCTATATGAGTTTTTACCGGAGAAATACTTACATCCAGTTCTTTCATAACCTCCAAATAACTAGATGCTAAGTGTCTATCCATAATAACTATATCGTCTCCTAGGAGACGATATGGTAGGTCTTTCAGAGTCATTCCAATTCGTAGTGCAGAAATGTACACAACGACATGGTGAGACAATGAAAATACCCCTCACGAGCTTTTGGCTCCTAAGGGTTGACCTGTAGCAAACTTTACATGTTTTCCATTAGGTAAACAGAAAGGGTAAGCTACCATTATGTTAGCTCATGCTTCAGACTTTTTAGTACAACCTAATAGGTGATCTACTACTTTCTTTTGGAAAGATAGTGGAAATCTATCAGTTGCTGCTTTTAAGTCAAAAGAAGCATAGAACTTATATCCTCCATAAAGAATGTGTCTAAATCCTGCATTTTGATCAAATGTAGAATCAGACGGTAGTCTTTTCAATAATTTGAAAACTTCGTCATGTAGCTCTGAAAGAGCCATTTGACTTATGTAATCAAATATTGCAAAAGGTCTACTTTTACCCTCTTTATCGGCTTTCACTGATATCTTTCTAAGGTATTCAGTTTTGGCAGGGAGTATCTTGAACATTTCTTGATACCGACTACCACAGGCTGAAATAAATCCTTTTAAAGAGTATATACACTTATGAAAGTAGCTTTCGCTACCTCCATTCAGTATTATACATCAGTTTAGAAGATCCGTAGGAAGATTATTTAAATCTTCAAACGCTCTTAGGATAGATAGACCATTGGGACCAGCAGTAGAAATCCAGCTGAATCCTTTGAAAGAAGATTCAACTGAACCTCTACTAACTCCCATTGCGTTTAAACAAATAGCAATTTCTGATTGAGGTATAGTATTTTTATACTTTCCTTCCTCAGTTATTGTAGATGTTTCAACAACAGTGGGATCACCTTTTATCAGTTTACCTACTTGAAATAAAGTAAGTATTCATGATATAAGTTGACGATCTCCTTCTTTAATTCTCTTACGAACTTCGTAAGGTAGAATTGACGGAAGATTATCGGTTAAGCTGATTCCAAAGGGTTTTGGAAGCGATTCTTCAGAAAGGGTCTTAGTTATTGCTAATCTACATAATTTTATATAGTTAGCAGTGTACTTAGATCCCCTTGTTTTGATTAAGACTTCGGTCTTAAATAAAACTTTTCTTCTAATTGCTCCCGAACCACTTAATATCATATCTTTAAAATAAAACATTGAAACGAACTTCATTAAATTATTAAATATTTTTATTAATTTAGTTAAGTTCATAGTAGATGTATATAATTTTAAATGGATATGTGTCGCCACACTCCGCGCGTCCTCTTTTAACAAGAGGGGGACCGTAAGTTTTGTGACATTAGTTTGATTTGGTCAGTTCAGCACCTGCTATGATTGAAAGGGGAGCTACTTTCGTAGGTTCTTCCAAAGGGTATACAGATGCTACTGGTCACGAAAGTGACC